TCGGTTGCGAGAGGCAGTCTCACAGCGTCAGGATCCATGCTTCGCGGCCAGTCTTGAGCATCAGCGATCGCGCATTGCTTGCCTGACCGGCTTCACGCGCGGACACTTGCAGCCCGGCAAAGATCGGCGCCATGTCATCGTCTGCGTCCTCGGTGATCGGCTCGCCAACAGTCAAAGTGGAGGCGTGATCGCCAACGACTGCAACGGCCTTCCCCGAGATACCTGCGAAGCACTGTGCATCGCCGGCCGTGACCGCGCCTCGTGACACCACTCCCGATCGCTTGAATGCCGTCGTCTCGGACTCGCTCTCAATCTGCACCGCCGCATTGACGAGCAAGGCCCCTGCCGCCAGCGTGCCGTCGCGGCTTTCGATGTCGGATGCGAGAGGTATTCTCACTGGTCAGATCCCGGACATAAAGCGCTCCATCGAGACGCCCCCGTACGCTCCAGCGAGAGCAAAATCGAACGTCGCAGGCTGTTGCTGCGTGTTGTTCGCCCGCTTGATGTCCGCAAGCGCATCGTCCGCTGTGTCGATCACAGATTGGCTCAGCGTCACGGCCGGGTATTCCGGCGCAAGATCGACCGCCAGCGCGTAGAGCAGCGCGCGCTCGTATCCTGGAGGAAAAGCCAAGTCATCATTGATGTCCGCAATGGCCGCAAGTTGCATGTCTATGGCAAGCGTAACCGTCAGAGCTTCGCTTGGGATCGGCCAGAATCGCATCGTGCCAGTGGGAAACGTCGGCTCGTAATAGACTCCTTCCGGGATATCTGATTGCGTTGACTTCTGAATAATGTCGTTCCACTGCGCTTGTGTCAGTACCGCAAGCGGGTAGTCGATTCCGCCGCGCGTCACAAATGCGCTGTGCAGCGTAATCGGGCGCGCCCCGTCGAAGTCTGCGCCGCTACCGACTGAGTACGCCTGCTGGCTCGGCACGAGCGTGTAAGCGGAATTCTCGCGACGAAACAGCGCCAGCCCTTTGAGATTCCAGCTTTCTAGGATCTGATTCAGCGCGGCTAGCGCGTCCGACTGCTCGTCTGCGTCCAGGGCCTCTCCGGCCGCGACGGATCCGAGCTTGCGCAGTGACGAGGTTACAAGCTGTAGAGCGGTTGTCATGTTTTAGCGTCCATGGTTGATAGTGTTGTCGCCTGATAAATGGTTCTGCGCCGATCATAAACCGCCATCGCACGCCCTCAGATACGCCACCTCTCGCCCGTCGTGCGCAGTTTCTGCGCAGTGGTCTGGCAGGCACAAGTCAAGCTCGCGACCTTCAGGACGAAGCGACTCAAGGCCGCGCGTGCCGAGTTTTAGACTGTAATGGCCGAATCCTTGCGCGATCAGGTGCGAGAGGTATTCTGCGGCTTGTGTGATTGTTGTCATGTTTTCGTGCCAATGCACATTTGTCGCCGTATTTCGTCGCCGGCCCACGTGTGCCATAGGCTGCCCCACCTGGCTTTAGAGTCGCCCCATAGCTGGGTCATACAATCTCCGTCCAACCATAAACCCCAGGCGCCCAGACGTTGTTTCCAGCGCCGTCTGCCTGCGTCACGCGCCACGTCTTTCCGTTGTGTGTGCAGCGATCACCGGCGCCAGTGAATGGGTTTGCGAGATTGTAGGCATCGTACTGGTCAATCGGCTGCACCCAAGCCTGTACTTCTCCGGGGATTCTTGCCCGCCTGATCAGCTCCGGGAGGACGGTCGGGTCAGGGTATGTCGCAGTGTTGTAGCTTTGAATGACCCACCAGAGCGTACCTACAGAATCCAGGTAAAGCCCAGGCGTTACTGTACCGGTTAGCGGCTTTGCGCTTGCTGCAAATGCGCCACCAATAGTTGTTGTAGCGGTCGTTGCCGTTGCAATTGGGTCAGTTCCTTCGTGTGTGATAGTCACACCAGATATCGCTGCAACTGCGGCTTCGAAAGCTGCATTCCCCCACGAGTGGAGTATTGCATAGGTCGGAACGGCCTTATCGGTGTAAGTAGGCACAGAAAAACTATTTGGCCCGAATACCAGAGCAGCAAGGTAGGTATTGGCAGCCGACATAGAGGCCACTGGGATTGACGCAGAAAATCCGCCAGCGCTCATCTTAGTAGGCTCCTATCTTTGAATTCAGAAAATCTTCCATCTGAGCCATTACCCCCGCCGACTGAATGCCCGTTGCGATTGCAATCTGGCATAAGTCAGCGGCAGAATAAAGCGAGGTCCCCGCTCTGGAGCCTATATACAAAACGTCGTTTAAGAAATTTCCTCCCCCGAGGTTTGTTTCTGCCGCAGTCGGCGTCCGTACTACCCCGTTCATTCTACAGGCGGTAATCAGCCCTAGTGATTGTGCTAAATCCACGGAGCCCACTATCACTTTTTTTACCGGGGCATCTGCAAGCGAATTGTAGTAGATAAGGCCTTTTGATCCTCCACCTTTGTATCCGATTGACGTCTTCTCTGGCGGAGCCGCAAGTATCGGAGAAAACACATTGAATGCCCGGTTTGTATTGTAATCTGGTGAATGCTCCAATATGCACTGAGAGCCAATCTCATTTGGCTGCCTGAATGCTAAGTACACAGTTACAGCGGATACTGCGCTCAGATCAAAGGTGCTGGCTGTATAGTAGCTATCATCAACCCCATCGAGAGTCACGCAGCCTGGGTAGGTCGCAGATACAAGCCCGCGCTTTGCTGAAGTGGGCTGAATAATGTGGTTTCCATTTCCTGACTGATCCATGGCTTTGCCCATCAGCTGCCCGGTTGCAGTAACTGGCGTAGTGCCCGCATCATCCTGATACATGGTTGCAAAATCAGAGAAGTTAATCCACATCTTCAGGTTGGCACCGAGAATGCTTACTGGCGTCGCCGGCGCAACTCCACCTCCAGAGCCAAGGCCTATTAGGGAATTTCTAATAATAGGATGCATTATAGGTAGGCCCACTCATTGACGCCAACTCTCATAATTGCGTGCGTTGCGTATTGTGCAGGAGTCGGGGGAGTTCCGCGCAGGGTAACGCCAGATCCTGCGGCAAAAGACGACGCGCCGGCACCAGCCTGATAGATCGCCACGCATGAAACACCAGACCACACGACAGACGATGCGGGCGGGATAGTGAGGACAATTGCTGACCCTGAATTGCAGTTCAGGACCATTCCGTTATCTGTAAGCTCAAGCGTTCTGGATTCCGTAACACTGGCCGTTTGCGCCGCAAGCTCTGCGGCGAGATTCGGCCGTCTCACGTCTACGCTGCCAGAATCAAATACCGAAGCGTCAGTGACTGACACATATCCAGATAGCCAAAGGTCGCGCGCCAAGCTCCACGAAAGCGTATACGACGACCCGCTTACTAGCTGCAGCCCAAACTGATCAACCCGACCGTTTTTTATGCACGTTACAAAAACATCATTCATTGACGCCGCTCCAGATAGCGCCGAGGTTTTCCCCGGCGCATGTGGTTAATGACCGCCGTTAGACCGTGTAATACTTGACGGCCAGCTCCGGATACGTCGCCGCCCACCCGAACAGCACATCGAGCCTAGTTATAACGTTGTCATTGGTCCCGTCGTAGAAGTCAGTGACCTTGATCGTGTAGCCGTTGTGCGAGATTTGCTCCACTCGCGCGCCGGTTCCGTCTGGCGGGGTTGCCATCGGCACCATGGCGAGAGTAAAAGCGTCTTCGTGGAAGCCGACGTTACAGCCGTAGGATGTCGATGCAGCACCCTTGATGACGTAGGGCTGGGCGGTCGTCGGTGAAGCCGTGACGTTCTGGTACGGGCCGCTCGTGACAATTGCCGGGCTGATTGAAATTGATGTAGCCGTGGCCACTGCGTCAGCCGTAACCACGAAGTCTGCCAGAACGCCGGTGCTGACCCGCGACTGCGGATTGACCGCGAATACGCCAGGCAGGGTGATGACAGTGCCTGCAGCCAGCGTGCCGCCAGCCACAGCAATGACCGTAATCGTCGATCCGGTCTGTCCCGCACCGCTGATGTTGGTCGCAGTCGCCGCCCCGTTGGTGTGAACGGCCACGTTTTGATCCATCGCATATGACAGACCGAGCGAGTCGACCATCAGTCCAGAGTCGTACTGCCGCCCAAGCTTGGCCTGCCCGTTGAACAGGCCGGCGAATCCGCTGACGCTTGAGGCATTGAGCGCCGGGTTCATGATCAGCCCCCGCATGTTGTCGCGAGGGGCGCCCATTTCATCGAGTCTGCGATTGATGCTGGTAATCGCAGCAACCGCCTCTGCTTGAGTCGTTGGCAGCGCCCCGGCCGGGTTCAGGGTGTTATAAACGGCAGTCTTGGCAAGCAGAAGTCCAACGCGATCGATCTCGTTGATGATAGTCGCCGCTGCCGCGTTGATCTTCTTCTGGATGCGCCGGTCGGTGATTTGCAGCGTGCGTTCAAACAGGTTGAAGTTCAAATCCGCGCCGCCCTGCGAAAGGGTCAGCGGAACAGAGCCGTCGGCCGACGCTTGCGGAACGGCAACGCGGCCCGATCGGTACGTGTAACGCGATGGCTTGCGGATGTTGATAGTTGCGCCAGGCTCGTAGCCGTCCTGCATCGATGATTTTTGGACGGTCTCATAGTCGCGATTGACCATCCCGCCGAAGGCGCAGTTGTTCTCGATAACGGCCAGTGTTTCTTTAGCCAGAATGCTGGAAGTCAGCAGCGTATTGCTCATTTTTTAATGCTCCGTGATGTGGATTATCGCCGCCTGAATGTCGCACCTTGTTTGCGACGGGCTTCGATGTATTGGTCCATGTTTGCAGTGGCCAGATTGACCGACGCAGGGGCGCTCGATCGTGCTGGCGTAATCGGCGCAG